AACTTTTAACGTTATTTGATAGCGGTGAAGTTTGTACCTACAAAATTAAGTACCCAAATGGCACGGTCGACCTTTTTAATGGTTGGATTAGCTCTCTTGGGAAAACGGTACAAGCAAAAGAAGAGATCACACGATCAGTAAAAATCACTGGCGTAGGCCGTCCTCGTTTAGCGGAAGAGGATACCGTTCCACCCGTGAGTGTTTCGGGAATTACGGCAAGTCCCGCCTCGGCTAATGTTGCTGTTGGTGCAACGACTAAGGTGACGTTTACGGTAAAACCTGACGATGCCACGGATAAAACATTGCGGGTTGCCTCTTCGGATAAGGCTATTGCAACTGTCACGCTGGTGGATAACGTTGCGACAATCAAAGGGATTAAAGCGGGTGCTGTAAAGGTCATCGGTATGACCAGCGATGGCGATTTTGTTGCCAGCTCAGATATTACCGTCCAGTAATTCCAACACACCAATTTTGCGCCTCGGAAACGGGGCTTTTTTATGGGTAAAAATCATGTTTTTGAAAAAAGAAGTCTTTAATTATAACGGTGAAGAGGTCGAGCTTTCTGAGTTATCAGCGCTACAGCGTATTGATTATTTGTCATTTGTTACGCAGAAAACGGAGGCCTTTGATAGCGAATTTAAGGATGCAGAAACTCAGGGATATGCAGGCGCTTTTATGCGTCTCAATATTGAGATTAATGCATGGTTAGTTTCTCGATCTTTGTTTCATCTAGATCAGTCGAAAGATGAAAACACGCTTTATCAACAGGTGTTAAGTGGATGGTCTTATGCTGCTATCAGTTTTGGTTCTGATAAGGTGCTGGAACTTAGTGGGATGAATATTCCACTCGGTAATAATGCTGAATCTGAAACCTCAGAAGAACAATCAGAAGCATTATCGCCGGAAAAGCCTTAGCCTCCGAAATTCTGTTTGCCCAACGTCTCGCTCATGAATTTAAACGTCCTGATTGGCGTCGAATGCTCTCAGAAATGAGTGCATCAGAGCTGTCCGATTGGGGGAGGTTCTTTACGAAAAATAGCATGAGTGATGCGTTGATGGATGCACACTTTGCAACGCTTAAATCCTTAATGGTGTCGCTGGTAACAGGTGAAAAAGTTCCGGTCGAGGATTTCAGCTTTATAGATGACTCGGAACCCTTGCGAGAGAAAAGCGGCGAGGAGTTGATTGAAGCGGGTAGCGGAATATGTGGGGGGGTGAGATTTGGGCCAGAAAGTAGCTGATATCGTTATTGGCATGGACGTTGATACTGCCACCTTCAATCAAAAACTCTCAGGCGTGAGTAATGGCCTGAGCGAGGTGGTGAAGAAGGGAGAGAGTGATGCAGACCGAATGCGTCGCTTGGTACAAGAGGGGATCGCCCGCGCACAGGGTGTTGAAAGTGCTAGTGCTTCTTCTGTGACGCAGCAAAAAGCGCTCGCTGATTCACTCAATACCAGAATGGCGGCGGCAAGTGCACTTGTCTCTCAGGCGCATCAACAAGTTGAACAATACAGTAAACGACTTAAAGAGGAGGCGGTACAAACTCGCGCCGTTGGCGTTGCTCAGGATAAGGCCGCGCAATCATTTTTTCGTCAAATTGAAGGGGTGAAAGAGTTTGATACGGGGCTGCAAAAGCTCAATAACATTCAGGTTCAACTTCGCCAGTCCCGAGACGCGGGTAATATTTCTCAGGGGGATTATTTAACACTGTTGACGACTACTCGCGCCAGAGTCAATGAGTTAACGCAGGCGGAGAACAAATCACAAGCAGCAAAGACGCAATTTCTCCAGCGCTTAAAAGCACAGGTTACACAGCAGAAACTTTCTAATACAGAAATGCTGCGATACAAAGCGACTCAGCTTGGTGTATCAGATGCGGCGGATATCTATATTCGCAAGATGGAGGGGGCGACGAAAAGCACTCAGGCGTTCGGATTAAAGAGTGCAGCAGCCAGACGTGAGCTTGGGGTGTTATTTGGTGAGCTAGCGCGAGGGAACCTCGGTGCATTGCGGGGATCGAGTATCACGCTGGCAAACCGTGCGGGATGGATTGAGCAACTTATGTCCCTGCGCGGTCTAGCCATTGGTGGTGTTATTGGTGGAATTACTGCCGCGATTTATGGAGTAGGTAAGGCGTGGTATGAAGGCTCGCAAGAGGCTGTTGAGTTCAATAAGCAGCTCATTCTAACGGGTAGCTATGCGGGAAAAACGGCAGGTCAGCTTCAGGAACTTGCCAAATCTCTATCGGGGAACGGTATAACTGAACATGACGCAGCTGGTGCATTAGCCGCCGTTATTGGTTCAGGCGCATTTAAATCTAATCAAATTGAATCGGTCACAAAAGCAGCTCTTGCGATGCAGAAAGCAACGGGGCAGGCAGTTAGTGAGACAATTAATCAATTCCAAAGGCTCAAAACTGATCCAGTCAATGCTATAGCAGCACTTAATGACAGTATGCATTTTCTTACAGCCACCCAATACCAAGAGATTGCAGCAGCACAGGCTCAGGGAGATACACAGCGTGCTGCAGCGCTGGCTTTCGAAGCATATTCGAACGCGGTTAATGAGCGAACCAGAGCGGTAAAAGACAACCTAGGTACGTTAGAAAGCGCGTGGAATTGGGTTAAAGGGGCGGCGGCAGGAGCATGGGATGCCATGTTGGGGGTTGGTCGAACGCCAACGACTGCCATTAATCGGCAGGATACCTTTAAGGAATGGCAGGATGCGGAGAAGAAATACAAACAGCTTGCAAACAATCTTAAGGTTGACCCGGACTATTCAGGTAACAATCCGTTAGCGAAAGCGGATGCTCAACGGCTTAGGGATGCCAAACAGCTGCTGGAGCAAAAAAAACAAGCCTATGATCTGGCGGATAAGCAGTATGCGCAGGAAGGTTTGGCGGCAGAAAGGCAGCGTCAGCATACGGAAGAGCAACAGAAAGCTGTCGATAACCAGAAACGTTTTAATCAGCTGGTAGAAAGTGGATTGACTCCAGCCGAGAAGAGAGTTGCGGCAGAGAGAGAGCTTAATAAGCAGATTTTGCAGAATAAGCAGGACGCAAAAGCAGGGATTGCGCCACTGTGGTCTGCAGACGATATCGCAAAAGCCAAGGCGGGCATTAACATTTCCTATAAGGAACATAAAACCACGAAGCCGAAAGCCTATCAGGATGATGAGGCGACAAAACTTCTTTTGCAGTACCGTCAAAAACAAGCCCAGATTCAGGGGCAGATTGATGCAGCAAAAATCAGCGTTAATGAGAAATTAACAGAGTCAGAAAAACAATATCTGGCCTTGGAAGAGCGAATTAGCCTGATGAAGGGGAAAACACTTACCGCGTCTGATAAAAGTATTTTGGTTCATCGACAGGAGCTAGAGTTAGCGCTTAAAGCAAATATAGAGAAGGAAAAAGAGTTTAATCAACAAAGTGCGGTAAATGAACTTAAGAAAAAAAGTGTTCAATTAAGTCGCCAACTTGCCGAAGAGGAATTACAGGCGAGACAGCAGCAAGCGGTATCTCTTGGATCATTGGGTATGGGAGATAAAACGCGCCAGCGATACCAAGAAGAATTAAGTATCCGTCAGCATTATCAAGAGCAACTTGCGCAGATTGAGCGAGACAGTGAAGTAAAGGGGACTAAGGGAACACCTGAGTATGAGCAAATCACACAGTCAATGAGAGAAAGCCTTAATCGTCGTTTAGCTGATTTGAAAGCGTACTACGCCGAAGAAGAAATGGCGCAAATGAATTGGGAACTTGGTGCAAGCAGAGCTTTCCAAAACTTTGCCGCTGAGGCGAGTAACGTGTCCGGGATGAGTGAAAAGCTCTTTAATTCAGCGTTCAGCTCAATGGGGAACGGGCTTGAGCAGTTTGTCACCACTGGAAAATTGAATTTTAAATCGTTCACCTCATCATTGTTATCCGATCTGGCGAAAATTCTGGCACAAATGGCAATGATGCAGGCAGTTAAGGGGATTGGTACTGCGCTGGGGTTTGGCGTTACACCAAATGCCCTAGGGGGCGTCTATACCTCTTCCAGCCTCAACGCATATAGTGGGCAGATAGTTGATCGCCCGACATACTTTGCCTTTGCAAAAGGTGCTGGTGTGATGGGCGAGGCGGGACCGGAGGCCATTTTACCCCTTAAGCGTGGTAGCGATGGCAAGTTAGGTGTTGTGGCTGCTGGTGGGCAGGGGGTGGCTATGTTTGCGCCCCAGTATAACGTCAACATTCAAAATGATGGAAGCAATGGGCAGGTAGGCCCAGAGGCGCTAAAAGCTGTTTATGCAGTAGGGAAAAAGGCAGCGGCAGACTTCTTTCAGCAGCAGCGCCGAGATGGCGGGCAAATGAGCGGGGCGCGTTGAGATGGAAACTTTCCGATGGAAGATAGATCCTGATATGGGCGTTGAGTCTGAACCTCTGGTGAGTGTTACAAAATTCGGTGATGGCTATGAACAACGAAGACCAGCCGGATTGAATAACAACTTGGAGAAATACAGTGTAACAATCCGAGTTAAGAGGGGGGAAGTGAGGTATTTACGCGATTTTCTTAATCGGCATGCCGGAGTTAAATCATTTATGTGGACACCGCCTTACAGCTATCAGCCTATAAAGGTGGTATGCCGTAAGTGGTCATCGAAAGTTGGCATGCTGAACGTGACATTTACAACGATCTTTGAGCAAGTCGTCGTATAGAAAGCGATTATTCATTTTAGTTTAGGCCTCGCTATGCGAGGCTTTTTTATTGGTGAATGTTATGCAAGATATTCCACAAGAAACATTGAACGAAACCACCAAAGCAGAGCAGTCAGCTCGCATAGACCTATGGGAGTTTGACTTAACGGCTATCGGTGGGCAGCGCTATTTTTTTAGTAATGAAGCTAATGAAAAAGGTGAGGCTGTGACGTGGCAAGGTAGACAGTATGAACCTTATCCAATTAAAGCCAATGATTTTGAAATGAATGGGAAAGGGGTGTCGTCACGCCCAACGCTTGGTGTATCTAACTTATTTGGCTTGGTCACTGGAATGGCTGAGGACTTAAATAGCTTGGTTGGCGCTATTGTTGTCCGTCATACGGTATACGTTAAATTTCTTGATGCAGTTAATTTTGTGAATGGAAATCAAGAAGCCAGCCCAGAACAAGAGTCTATAAGCCGTTATCTCATTGAACAGCTATCGGAATTAACGCCTACCACGGCAACATTTGTATTGGCTTCCCCTACTGAGACTGATGGCGCTGTTTTCCCCGGACGTATTATGCTTGCCGATATGTGTACGTGGGCCTATCGCTCTGAGGAGTGTGGTTATGTGGGGCCTGCTGTGGCAGATGAGTTTGACAAGCCAACGTCAGATCCAGCAAAAGACAGATGCAGCAGATGTCCAACGGGATGCAAGCTACGTAATAACATTGAGAATATTGGCTGTTTTTTGTCGATTAATAAACTCTCATCCTAGGCATTCTTATGATAAATGATGATATTTTGACGCATGCTTTGCAATGTGCGCCTGCAGAGTCGTGCGGCTATGCTGTACGAACGCCGAAGGGAATGCAGTATCTCGCCTTCGAAAATTGCTCTATTGAACCTACGCAATATTTCAGGATGCGCCCAGAAGATTTTATTCAGGCGCAATCTATCGGTGAAGTGGTGGCATTAGTACATAGCCATCCTGACGGTGATCCCTTTTTAAGCGAAGCTGACCGCCGATTACAGGTGCAAAGTAATTTACCTTGGTGGTTAGTGCATCAAGGGAAAATACATAAATTTCGCTGCGCTCCTCATTTGCTGGGGCGTGTATTTAAGCACGGTGAATCTGATTGTTATGCATTGTTTCGTGACGCCTATCATCTGGCAGGGATAGATATGCCTAACTTTAATCGGCGTGATGATTGGTGGGAGCAAGGTGAAAACCTTTATCTCGATAATCTAACCAAAACAGGCTTCTATCAAGTTTCATTAGAAGAGGCGCAGGCGGGGGATATCGTGATTTGCTGCTACGGATCATCGGTGGCAAACCATGCTGCAATTTTTTGTGATGATGGAGAGTTGTTGCATCACATTCCTGAACAGTTGAGCAAGCGTGAGAGGTACACAGACAAATGGCAACGGCGCACACACTCGGTATGGCGACACAAGGATTGGCAAGAATCTGCCTATATGGGGATTTACAACGATTTGGTAAGCACTTCGACCTCTTTATAAAAACAGGGGCAGAGGGTATTCATGCACTTTCTGTACAGATACCGGGTTTTAAACAGAAATTGGTTGATGGGTGGTATCAAATCAGAATTTCTGGAAAAGATTTATCGCCAGATGATGTCACTCAGCGACTACATGAGCCTCTAAATAATGGGGCCATAATCCATATTGTTCCTCGCATGGCGGGAGCATCAAAGGGTGGGATTTTTCAAGTTGTTCTCGGTGCTGTGGCTATTGGCGCTGCATTCTTTTCCGGTGGGGCTTCAATGGCTGCGTGGAGCGCATTTGAGACGGGGTTGTTTACGTTTGGTGCCAGTATGGTTTTGGGGGGCGTCGCTCAAATGTTATCTCCACAACCTAAATCACCCTCTACGCGCCAAACCGACAATGGTAAACAAAACACGTATTTTTCCTCGCTGGATAATATGGTTGCTCAAGGTAATCCATTGCCTGTTCTCTACGGGGAAATGCAGGTGGGCTCATGCGTCATCTCTCAAGAGATGAGTACGCGTGATGAGGGTGACGGTGGGCA